AATACTTGCAGCATCTACCTCTGCATCTGCAGTTAGAGGTATGTCTTTCAACATTATTTTTCTGGATGAGTTTGCCTTTGTACCTAATCATATTGCTGAGGCATTCTTCAGCTCAGTATATCCTACTATCACTTCTGGTAAATCAACAAAAGTCATAATGGTTTCTACCCCATGTGGTATGAATCATTTTTATAGGTATTGGCACGACGCACAAAGAGGGAAAAACGAATATACTGCAACTGAGGTTCACTGGTCTGAAGTGCCAGGTAGAGATGAGGCATGGAAAGAACAAACTATAAAAAACACTTCAGAACAACAATTCAAAGTTGAGTTTGAATGTGAGTTCTTAGGATCTGTTGACACTTTGATAAGTGTAACTAAACTTAGAAACCTTGTATTTGAAGATCCTTTAATCAATAACCATAAAGGGTTACTAGTATACGAACATCCTGTCAAAGGTAATGATTATATTATTACTGTGGATACTGCTAGAGGAATTGATCATGACTCATCAGCGTTTATAGTATTTGATATAACGACATATCCATATAAAACTGTAGCAAGATATAAGAACAGCGAAATAAAACCTATGCTGTTTCCTAATATTATACACGATACTGCAAGAGCATACAATGAGGCATATGTTCTAGTAGAAATTAATGACATAGGAGAACAGGTTGCAAGTATCATGCAATATGATTTGGAGTATGAGAATATGTTAATGTGTGCTATGAGAGGTAGAAATGGTCAACAAGTAGGATCAGGGTTTTCTGGTAGCAAAACACAAATGGGTGTCAGAATGACACAGGCAGTCAAAAAGTTAGGGTGTTCTAACTTGAAAACTTTGATGGAAGATGATAAAATAGTAACAAATGATTACGATATCATTGCTGAACTTACCACCTTTGTTCAGAAGAAACAATCATGGGAGGCAGAAGATGGTTGCCATGATGACCTTGCTATGTGTCTCGTTATCTTTGCATGGTTAGTTGCACAAGATTATTTTAAAGAGATGACAGATACGGATGTTCGTAAGAGGATCTATGAAGAGCAAAAGAATCAAATTGAGCAAGACATGGCTCCATTCGGTTTTATATTGGATGGTGTTGATGACGATGATGAGTTTGTTGATGAATCTGGAGACAGGTGGTTTAAAGCAGATGAATATGGTGATCGGTCTTACATGTGGGAGTACAGATGAAGGTAGTTCTTGTTAGTGGTGGATTTGATCCGATTCACAGTGGACACATTGCACACTTTAAAGCAGCGAAAGAATTAGGAGATATCTTGATTGTAGGTTGCAATTCTGATCAGTGGTTAACTAGAAAGAAAGGAAAACCTTTTATGCCAATCAGAGAAAGAATGTGTATTATAAGAGAGTTGGCATGTGTAGATAGTGTTGTAAGATTCAATGATGATACAGATAGTTCTATAGATCTTATAAACAAAACATTAGTATTATTTGACAATGTTATATTTGCAAATGGTGGTGATCGCACAAAAGATAATATTCCAGAGATGGATGCTTTTGATAAAGATCCTAGAGTTTCATTTGCATTTGGTGTTGGAGGTGACGACAAGAAAAACTCTAGTAGTTGGATCCTATCACAATGGACATAGAATCTCAGTTTAGTCATAGTGACTTATTACTGACAGAAAGAAAGTGTAGAATATGTAAGATAACAAAAAATTTAATAGAAGATTATTATATCACACACAAAAATAGTACACATCTAAAATCGTCTTATTCATACGAATGTAAAAAATGTACTATAGAAAGAATTAGAAATTCTAGAAGAAAAAAGAACGAATCTAAACCAGATCTATATCCTGACTGGTAGAGTGTTCATGCGATGTTTCCCCGATCAAAAGGTTGCAAATAATAAATAATCATAGACAAATTTGGAATCTATAGGGGAAAAACAGATGCCACTAAATTTAGCATCTCCTGGTATTGTTGTAAGAGAAGTTGATCTAACCAACGGTAGAGTTGATGCAACATCGACAAAGACTGGTGGACTAGCTGCTCCTTTTGCAAAAGGACCTGTGGAGAGTCCTCAGCTCATAGAGACTGAAGCAGACCTACTTGATACTTTCGGACAACCTTATCCAAAGGATAGTCATTTTGAGTACTGGTTAACTGCCTCATCTTATCTCGCATACGGTGGTGTGATGAGAGTAGTTCGTGCTGATGACGAAGAATTAAAAAACGGTTTTGTAGGTACTGCAAACAGCGTAAAGATAAAAAGTCCCGAAGACTACACAAACAGTGGGTATAACGAAAACACCATTGCAGGTGTTACATATGCTGCTAAGAATCCTGGTTCGTGGTCAAACGGAATTAAGGTTTGCACTATTGACTCATTCGGAGATCAAATATTAAGTGGTATCCAAACTAAAGATGTACTAGGATTCGGTTCAACCGTTACTCCTATTGATCCAATCGACTTACAAGTTGGTTATGCAGTTACCCAAATGGTTCCTGCTAACACAGTTATTGCAGGTGCAGGTTCTACTAGCGTACTAGACGGATACTTTAAAGGACAAATTACTGAGGTTGGTAACGCATCAATTACAGTTAAACTTCTTACACATGTATCAGCAGGTGGAACTGAGACTGCTGTTGATTATCAACCAGGCGGTATTTACAACTTCTCTGAGACTGGAAACTTAGGTATCCACACAGGAGAAGTAAGAAGATACGGTTCATGGCAAGGATTATCATCTGGTGTATACAGTGGTGTAACAACATACACTAACTCAGTAGACTGGTTTGATCAACAAGAAATTACACTAGCAAGTGGTGTTAAAGTTAAGTGGAATCAAATCGCTGACAAACCTGGCACATCTGCCTATGCGTCAGTTAGAAACTCTAGATTTGATGAGTTACATGTTGTGCTTTATGATGATAAGGGCACAATCACAGGTAACGCAGGATCAATACTAGAGAAATTTACAAATGTCTCTAAGGCAAAGGATTCACAATTCTCAGCAGGTTCTTCATCATACTGGAGAAAAGTTATTGAGATTGGATCTAGCAACATCTTTGCAGGTGGTGCACCCGCAGGAATCACTACAACTGGATTCTCAGAAGACGGTTGGGATGTATTTGGTGACGGTGGTTGGGATCAGGATGCTGAAAACATTACATTCAGTTCTATCGGTAACTTCAGTGCCACATTAGAAGGTGGTTTAAACTACAACGGAATTGGCACAATCACTGAGCAAAATGCTCTTAACTTAGACATCGGTGCACTTTCTGAGGCATACGATTTCTTACGCAACCCAGAAGAGATAGATGTTGACTTCTTACTCTTAGGTTCTGCTAATCACGGTAAAAATGAAACTCAAGCATTATCAAATAAGTTGATTGAAATTGCTGAGTTTAGAAAGGATGCTATTGCATTCCTATCACCTTGGAGGGGTTCATTCCTAAGTCCATCTGGAAATGGTGAATCACTTCAGTTGAAACCAGATACAGTAACCGACAATATAGTTGCTTACTACTCACCAATCACATCAAGTTCTTATGCGGTTCTTGATAGTGGTTACAAGTACATGTATGACAGGTTCAACCAACAGTTCAGATATGTCCCAATGAACGGTGACATAGCAGGTACATGTGCTAGAAACGATATCAACCAGTTCCCTTGGTTCTCACCAGGCGGTACTGCTAGAGGATCAATCTTAAATGCTGTCAAACTAGCATACACACCTAACAAGGTTCATAGAGATAAATTATACTCTAATAGAATCAACCCAATCATTACTGCACCTGGTGCAGGTATCATCCTATTCGGTGATAAGACTGGACTAGGTAGAGCATCTGCATTCGATCGTATCAATGTTCGTAGATTGTTTATCTTTATAGAGAAAGCAATCGCAGCTGCTGCTAAGGACATACTATTTGAATTCAACGATGAGATCACAAGGATTAACTTCATCAATATTGTTGAACCATTCCTTCGTGATGTACAGTCCAAGCGTGGTATTCAAGACTTCATCGTTATCTGCGATGAGACAAATAATACTCCTGCTATCATAGATAGTAACGAGTTCGTTGCTGATGTATACATCAAGCCAGCAAGATCTATTAACTTCATCGGTCTAACCTTCGTGGCAACACGAACAGGTGTTTCCTTTGACGAGGTTATTGGACAAGTTTAATTAACTCACTTTAGGTAAGACTAATGGCAATCAATTCCCAAAATCCTCCAAAGACTTCGGATCGAACTATTGATAAGTTCAAGTCGAGGTTAACGGGTGGTATTGCAAGACCTAATCTGTTTGAGGTGGTTCTTGCATTCCCTGATGGTGCTGTAGACGAGTCAGTAGCAGACATAGATCCTAAATCTAGGTTCCTTGTCAAAGCTGCTGCACTTCCTGCATCAAACATCGCTCCTATAACTGTTCCTTTTAGAGGTAGACAGTTAAAAATCGCAGGTGATAGAACATTCGATGAATGGCAGATCACTGTAATTAACGATACAGACTTCGCAATCAGAGGTTCTTTCGAGAGATGGATGAACTCCATGTCCAAAGTATCTGACAATGCAGGTAATATCAACCCAGAAGATTATACCAAAGATGCCTATGTTTATCAACTAGGCAGATCTCCAGTAGATTCTCAATCACAAACATCAAGTGAGAATATGCCAATACTTAGAACTTATAAGTTCTATAGCGTATTCCCAACACAGGTATCACAGATTGATCTATCCTACGATTCTTCAGACGCAGTTGAAGAATTTACTGTAACATTACAGGTACAGTGGTGGGAAGCAGCAGGTCAAGGTGGTGATGTTGCTTGATTTATGGTATAATAAATAGAAAGGTATAAGAATATCTCTCTATAATGGCACGGTTGTTTGGTTTTAGTATTGAAGATAACGACGACCTTCCTAAAGGTGTAGTTTCCCCCATTCCTCAAACTGGTGAGGATGGGGTTGACTACTTTATACAGTCTGGTTTTTCTAGTCAAGTTATTGATCTAGAAGGTATCTACAAGAACGAACATCAGGCAATTAGGAAGTATCGTGAAATGGCATTGCATCCAGAAGTGGACAATGCGGTAGAAGACATAGTTAACGAAGCAATTGTTTCAGATACGAATGATTCTCCAGTAGAAATTGATCTAGATAACCTCAATGCATCTGACGGTATCAAAGATAGAATTAGAGAAGAGTTTAAACATATAAAAGATTTACTAGATTTTGATACTAAAGCACACGAGATTTTTAGAAACTGGTATATTGATGGTAGAATATATTACAACAAAGTAATTGATATAAAAAATCCTGCAGATGGTATACAGGAATTAAGATACATTGACGCAATGAAAATGCGTTATGTGAGAAAAGAACAAAAGAAAAAAGATGATAAATCTAACCTGTTTAATACAGGTAATGTACATGAGTCTGAAAAATTATATTTTCCACAGATAGAAGAGTATTTCATGTATACTCCAGAACCACGCTATCCTACTAACATGGCGATGGGTGGTGCAGGTACATCCATGAAAGGTATAAAATTAGCAAAAGATTCTATTGTATATTGTACCTCTGGTTTAGTAGATAGAAACAAAGGAACTGTATTATCATACTTACAAAAAGCAATCAAGTCACTCAATCAACTTAGAATGATTGAAGATAGTCTTGTAATATACAGATTATCAAGAGCACCTGAGAGAAGAATATTTTATATTGATGTTGGTAATCTTCCTAAGATAAAGGCAGAACAATATCTTCGTGATGTCATGTCTCGTTATAGAAATAAATTAGTCTATGACTCAGCATCTGGTGAGGTAAGAGATGATAAAAAATATATGTCTATGTTAGAAGATTTCTGGTTACCTCGTAGAGAAGGTGGTAGAGGAACTGAGATCACAACATTACCAGGCGGACAAAACCTTGGAGAACTTGCGGACATCGAGTATTTCCAATCTAAATTATACAGATCACTAGGAGTTCCTGAGTCAAGAATTGCGGGATCTGGTGATGGATTTAATTTAGGTAGATCATCAGAGATACTAAGAGATGAACTTAAGTTTAGTAAGTTCGTTGGTAGATTGCGTAAGCGTTTTGGTAAGATATTTTTAGATCTTCTAAGAACACAATTACTTCTTAAAAATATTGTGACTCCCGAAGATTGGGAGATCATGTCAGAACACATCCAGTTTGACTTTATCTATGATAATCATTTTGCAGAATTAAAAGATAAAGAATTGATGGAGGGTCGTTTAGGTTTACTTGGTATGGTTGAACCTTATGTCGGTAGATATTATTCTACAGAGTATGTTAGAAGAAATGTATTGCGACAAAAGGACGCAGAAATTGTAGAAATAGATGAGCAAATAGAAGAGGAAATTGCTAACGGTGTAATACCTGATCCAAACCAACAAATGTTGGAATTTGAGCAACAGGCAATGGGTGATCCTATGCAACAAATGGGTGGTGAAGAAGGTGCTCCTGCACCGCAACCGCAGAATATGCCTAAACCCAACGAAGGCGAGATATAAATAACATTATCAGTATAATAAATTATGATGGAAGAACTCGTCAATATGATCGCAACAGATGCGTCTGCTGCCGACATTAGTGATCAAATCAAAGATATTCTTTACGCAAAATCTGCAGAAAGAATAGATGGTTTGCGTCCATATGCTTCTAATGATCTGTTTGGTAACTTACAGGAACCAGAAGTAGAAGCTGAGATGGAAACTGAAGTCGAAGATCAACCCGAAGAGGAAGGAACTAATGACTAGATTATTACCTCTAGCACAAAAAGCAGCACTATCGACAGGTAGTGGTCAGGCAACAGATGTTGATAAAGCAACTGTGGTTAGAGTGGTAGCAACTGCAGGTAATGCGGTGGTAATTCGCACAGATTCTAGCGGTAATATCATTGGTTCTTTTACTCAACTAAACAACACATCTGAGTTGGTTGAGAAAAATGCTTCGGACAAAATCTATGTAACAGGCAACGCTGTTGAAGTTGCTAAGGTAGGATTTACTAACTAAACCAATGAAGTTAATCACAGAACAGATAGATGATGTAGAAGTTATCGTTGAAAATAGAAACGGTAAAAAATCTATGTTTATTGAAGGTATCTTTTTACAAGGAGATATCAAAAACCGCAACGGTCGAATGTATCCAATGGAAACTCTACGCAGAGAAGTCGGAAGATACAATGAAGCATTTGTGGAATCTGGTCGTGCAGTTGGCGAACTTGGTCACCCAGAAGGTCCTACAGTCAACCTCGATCGTGTCTCGCATAAAATTGTTTCACTTAAAGAAAGTGGATCTAATTATGTGGGTAAAGCAAAAATTCTATCTACTCCTATGGGTAAGATAGCACAAAACTTGATTGACGAGGGAGTAAAACTTGGAGTTTCCTCTCGTGGTCTTGGCACATTGTCAACAAACAATGAGGGAGTAAAAATTGTTTCTGACGACTTTACTCTTGCTACTGCTGCTGATATCGTTGCTGATCCTTCTGCCCCTGATGCTTTCGTTCAAGGAATAATGGAAGGAAAAGACTGGGTTTGGGATGGCGGTGTTGTCAGAGAACAACTCGCAAGAAAAACTTACAGACAAGTAAACACTCTTGTAGATAATAAACAACTTGAAGAAAACAAGTTAGGACTGTTCCAACAGTTCTTATCAAATCTATAAGATCACTAAATAAATACAGATTAACTAAGATCTATTCGGAGAACATCGGAAATGGCCGCTAAGGAATTAAACGAAATGGACAATCCTGTAACAAGGGGTGCGAAAGCTGGCGATCCTATGAAGAAAGTTGACGACTCCACATCACCTGGAGCATCAGCATCTTATGAGGATCTCGGAGGACCTACACCTCAGAACTACAAGTCCACAGATAACTCTGCTGCACTTAAAGCAGCATCAGTTAAGACGGTAAAAGATATCGTCAATAAAGGTGCAAAACCTGCACAAGGAATGCAGTCTATAGGAACAGAAGTCCTAAAGCAAGGTGACAATGTTGACGCAGATGAGTCTGCTGAAGTTGTTGCTGAAAACCCTGATACAGAGGAAACCACAGTGAACGAAGAGGAAGCACCTACAATCAATGTAGAAGAAGACCTTAATGCGTTATTCGGTGGTGAGGAACTTTCAGAAGAATTCCAAGAAAAAGCTAAAACAATTTTTGAAGCTGCGGTAACCGCAAAGGTTAACGAAATTCAAGAAGCGATGACCGAAGAATACGAGAAGACTTTAACAGAGCACCTAGAGGGTGTTAAGTCTGAGTTAATTGAGCGTACAGATGCATACCTTGAGTATGTGTCCGATGAGTGGCTCAAAGAAAATGCGATTGAAGTCGAGCATGGTCTTAAGACCGAAATGACTGAATCATTCCTTCAAGGTATGAAGGGACTTTTTGAAGATCATTATGTATCAATCCCTGACGATAAATATGATGTGCTAGAAAGCATGGTAAATAAACTTGATGATATGGAAGGCAAGCTCAATGAGCAGATAGAGAAAAACATCTCTCTCAACCAGAGACTCGGAGAATCTACAGCAGATGGTATTTTCAGTGAAGTATCCGAAGGACTGGCAGAGACACAAAAGGAGAAGTTAAGATCTCTAGCTGAAGGAATAGAGTTTGAGGGTGAAGAAGCTTACCGTGAGAAAGTTATTACACTAAGAGAATCTTATTTCCCAAGTAATAACAAGTCAAAGGTTTCAAGCAATAAATCCGAAACCATTTCGGAAGGTATAGCAAACGATGATCCTAGCGTAGATAACTCTGCTGCTATGAATTCATACTTATCTGCCCTAAGTTTGGGTAATAACAAATAACAATTTCCACAAATTCAATTCTAAAGTACAATGTACAATGCCGAAAAGATTATGGAAAAGTGGGCTCCTCTGCTAGATGCAGATGGAGTAGATCCTATTAAGGACGCTCACCGCAGATCCGTAACCGCAGTTCTTTTAGAGAACCAAGAAAAGTTTTTAGCAGAGCAATCTGCATTTGAGAACGGAACCTCAATGCTAACTGAGGCAGCACCTACCAACTCTGGTAATGCTGTTGGTGCATCAGGTGGTTTCAGTGGTACAGCAACCGCTTCAGGTCCTGTAGCAGGTTTCGACCCAGTTCTTATCAGTTTAATCCGTCGTTCAATGCCTAACCTCGTAGCATACGAGTTAGCAGGTGTTCAACCAATGAACGGACCTACTGGTTTGATCTTCGCAATGAGATC